TTAAATTCCTGCCCTGTATTTATATAGAAGTGCTATTTGTTCGTAATAATAATCAAGATAGGTAGTAAGTTGCTTTTCAGCAAGGTAAGATTGATAAGCCTCTAATGGCTCTAACGTGTCAAAATATGAGCATACGCAAGTTATAACGTCCTTAAAATAACCCATTTCAACAAGCTGGTCTTTGGTGTATTCAGCTGCTTTTATATCCAAATATCTAAGGTACAAACTACTTTGTGTTTGTTTTATTGTGTTTGCATATCTTTGTTCCTTTTCATCTAGACTATTGTTATACTTAAAAACCTCTATTCGCTTTTGTTCTCTGTCATCGCAAAGCTCAATAAATTTTTTTTCTATTTCTTTTTGATGAATAATAGAAAAATATTCTTCACTTGCCAATAAAAGTGCATTTATCTGTTCAATTTCGGCTGAGAGCGTTGCTATCTTTTCATTTTTCTCTTGAGTTAATAAGGCTATTTTTTGATTTTTACTATCTTCTAAAAGCGCAGTTTTATCAACTAATATCGATGAGTTTGAAAGTCCTGTTTTTAAGACTTGATTTTGAACTTTTGCTATGCTTTCGTTATACAAGGTTGTTATACTTGCTATTTCCTCTACACAGTTGTTTTCAAGTAGAGAAATCTTTTCTTGTAGCGCTATAACTTTGGATGAAAGCTCGTTTTTATATTTTTTTATCTCTCTTTCGTGCTCTGCTTCAAGCAGCTTTTCTGCTTTTGTCAAAAGGTCTTGGTCAGTCTCGTAATCTATATCAAGTCGCTCTAATAAAAGCTCTTGCATAGTAATTTCTTCATATCCTTGTTTTCTTACTCTGTAGTGATTAAATAGTTGCTTTAACACTTCGAACATTTCTCCTCTTGTCGTAGGTAAATTAAACTCCATAATCAATCTCCTATTATTTTATATCTTATTCGTAAATTTTCTAAATCTAAATTTTTGTATAAAGGCTCGTAATAAAAACGAAAATATCTGCCGTGAAAATTTAATTTTCTATAATTAGCCACAGTTTTCAGTTGCAAACGAATACTCCCTAAATCGCTATATAAATAAAGCGTTCCACCAGCATTAGTGTTAATATCTAATGAAGTGATTGATTTTATTTGATTTGTGCCGAAATCCATATTAAAACTGTTCCAATATATATTTGATGAATAACTGTCAGTTTTTATTTTATATAAATTCCTAGTTGTTTTATTAAATATACAATTTTCTCCAATTAACTCTCCTATTTGACCATCTAAAACATGGGCTTCTCTGCTTATTGTGTTAAACATAAATAAAAAATTTTTTGTAGCACAATTATAAGTTATTGCATAATATTCCTTATACGTTGATGCAATGTTTGTTTTATTAGTAAAACACTCATCAAAAAACAAATTAAGCATTTCGACCTTTCCATTTTTATAAACATTAAGTTTATTTTGTGATATAAAGAAAATTTCGTTGCCGATTTTTTTAATACTTTTTTCTCTTATTTCTAATTTAGGCATATTAAGTTTATTAATAGTAAAGTCATTTGTTGTAGAAATCTTTAATTTGCTAATGCCTGATTCGCAAAATATCAATAAATAATCCTCATAAGGAACTAAATCTACAATGCTTCCATCTTGTGATGAAATACTGATGTGACCTATATCTGTAATATTCATACTATTATTAATAAGGTCAAACTCACCACCAAAATATAAAGTTGTTCCATCTGCTATGAATAGCCTATTATCATAGTTAGCAAAACAACTGCCCATAGGGATAGAAAATTGTTTTTCACTTTTTTCTAAAATAAATGCACTTGTACTATTTACAACTAAAATTTCTTCTTTTCCTTCAAGTGTAATTGGAATAAGTATTGGTTTACTTTCACAGTAATCTCTCTTTTCATGTAAACTTTTTACTAATTCGTAAATATATTTGTCGTTTGAATAAAAAAGTAATCGATTATTCACCATATATCCACTCAAATAAGTTGACTTTCCATATGCAAACATACTCACTGTTTGATTTACTGCTTTTAATTTTTTGCCAATTTGCATGTTGAAACTGATTTGTGAATAAGGTCTGAAATCATCAATTTCAAAAGTTTTTTCTTCAGCTTTAGGCACCTTTAATAGCTTTTTCTTCATTACTTCCAACTCCTGGCTTTGATTTTTCTATTTTTAACACCTTTCAATTCCTGAATCGCACTAATATATCGGTCGTAATGAAAAGTTGCTTCATCAAATCTTGATTGACTTATGCAATATTCTGCAGCAACGCCATACGCTATAACTCGTGCTGGGATATCTTTTTCATCGTAATCTATTTCGCTTTCTTCATTATACTCTTCAGGCGCAAATTGATAAACTACTGTCAGCGCAGATGTTGATGAATAAGTGCTGTCTAACTCTATATATTCGGCTGTCTCAGTATAAGAAATTTTATTTCCCATGCCGTCGTGAACGTCTAGTATTTTAACTACTTTTTTTTCTAAATCTGAATATGCAAATTTTCCATCGTCAAAAGTCACGTTTTGCTCGGTTGTAAGTGGCAGATACGTACTTGAAAGTTCACTTACCACAAGATTTATTATTTTTAACAACGTTAAAATATCAAAATAAGTTTCTTCTCCATTATTATTTTGTTCACCAAAATAATCACATACGTCTATTCTGCTAATCATAATACCTACGTATTTTAATATATCTCCTACTGTCATAATTGCTCCTTTATAAAAATTGCCGAGCCTTTGTAGGCTCGGCAACCTAAAAAAAATGTTTTTTGGTGCTTATTAAGCTTCAGTAATTCCACTAAGCATGCCTTGTCCGTTAGGGCAAGAACAGATTAAGTCTGCATACTTTACAAGCGTTGCAGTATATACAGGCTTACCTGGAACTTGCTTAAGAACTCTGCCGTCATCGTCAGCAAGCCATTGCCAATCGCAAAGTTGATGGAGTGTAAAGTCGTTTGTATTAAGTAAATACATTGTACCTTCTGGACAAAATCTATCAGCAACGATAGGAATTCCGTTATAGTTCATTGCCTTAAAACCACCGCTAAGTTCCATAGTATCGATACTTCTTCTATTTGCACTAAATAGTTGTTGGAGTGCACGACGAACGCCCCAAGAACAAACGATAAAGTTTACGCTCTTGCCACTTCTTTCTTCAATAGCATCAAGTGCTGTTTGAATTGTTAGTTCATCTATTTCGCCAACTTCTTTGTTTACGTATGGAGAAAGCCAAGTGTTTTCACTTCTATTCACGCCGTATAAATTTGTGCTATTTCCAAAAATTGCGCCAAGGCCTGTGATTTCGTGGTTATATGATGCTTGAATAGTGACTATCGTGCCTGTTGCAAATGTTTGATTTGAAACACTTGCTCCTGACAATGTAATTTGCTTAAGCGCTCTATTCACAGAAACAACTTTTTTATCTGCAAGACCTGTTATTATGTTGCCTGAAGCTTCTCTAACGTCAATAATCATACCTTCAACTATATTTTTTACACTGTCTACATATAAAACGTTATTTTTAATTTCTGTTGCCTTTGCAAGCGTGCCTGTGCCGTCGCCGAAAAGCATTCTGCCAAAGTTGAACGTGCTTGACCTGATAAGACCTTCCATCTCAGAGTTAAGAAGGCTAACGAAAGCGCCAGAGTTGTTTTCAGATGCTCTGATTGCCTTGTCTGAAATTTCAATAACGCCATAAAGGTTTTTTAAGGTTGTGACGAATTGAGTGTAGTTATTGCCAGATGCCGTTGGTAAATCACCATCTTCTGTACCTGCACCGATACCACCGTTTACGCCGTAAGTGCAAAGTTTTCTTACTTCCTTGCCCCAAACGTCGTTGGTGCTTTTTGAAATTGCTGCTAAAAGTGGATTTACACCGTTATCAAGTTGATGACTAATCGCATCTAAATATAATGTTTTTAACGCATTGTCTGCGTTTGTTAAATTAACTGCCATAATTTCTCCTTGTTAATTGTTAAGTAATTTTTTTGCGAGTTTTCCCGCTTCTTCAATTGTTGTTGGGCGATTTACGGGTGTTTTCACGCCAACACCTGAACCACCTGCAATGATTGCGCTCGGCTTTTTTCCAAGCACGTCAAGCAAATATTCTTTTAAGACGTTTTCTTTGTCTACTGAGGTTGTATTTACTTGATTTGCGTTTGCACTTTCTTGGTTTGATGGAACAATTGTTTTATCATCTGCAATCTTGCTCTCTAACTCTTTTATTTTCTGACAGCGTTTGGTAAATTCAGACTGTAAAGAGTTATATGCATTTAAAAGCGCACCCACGTCTTTAAATTTTCCTAATGAGACTTCCCCTTTATCTTCGCCATGAGTTATTTCTGCCTCTGCAGTTTGCGTTTCGGGTGAAATTTGTTCATTTTTTTCTTCCATATTGATTTTCTCCTTATTTATTCATCGCATCTTTATGCGTTTTTATATGTTTATAAAAATTTTGTTTTTGCTCTTTATTTAGCGACGTATGTTCGCTTAAAAAATATCTGGTGTGTTCATCGCTATGAATTGCATGGTCGTCAATCTCATCAACTTCAACGCTTGATTTAAGCATCAAGTCGTTTTCACTTTGAGCTTTTTCTTCTTGAAGTCTTGCAAGCCCCTTTTGATAATCAAGGTCTTTATATCCAAGTAGCGATAATACCTTTTCTTTGGTCGAAGGACGAAGCCTTCCGTTTTCATCACTTAAAAGCCCACTTTCGTAAAGCTTAAATATCATATTTTTCTTTTGATTGTTGGTGTATAAAAGCTCGTTTTCATTGTCTAGATAAACGTCATCAGACTGAGTGCTAGACTTATCGACATATATAATTTTTGTTTTATTAAATTGGTCTTGGGTTTTAATCGCCCTTATTCCTGCTGAAAACTGTGAATATAGCCTTATCATATGTTTAGAAACTTTTATATAACTATTTCTAATTTCTTCAGCGCACTTAAGTAGTCTAGAGTTATCTTGCTCTACCAAAATTTCAAGCGCAGTACCACTTGAAAGCGATGCGTTTGTCTGGCTTGATGAAACGTTGCTTACCCCACTAATAACAACAAACTCGTTTAAGAGCTTATCTTCTTCTTGATTAAAGTCTGTGGGCATAGTCATATTAGCCATAATTTCGGGCGCTTTTGAACCTTGCCTATAAACAAGCACTTTCCCAGGCGAAAGCCCATCTTGTTCTAAGTCGTCAACGTCCATAGAGCCGTCCTCAACGCTCATAATCCCCATTGAAAGCCTATTTAAAAACTCGTGCTTTCTATTCTTAACGGCATTATACGCTCTTTGCACTGGAATAAGCCTTTCAATAACGCTCGTCCCAAAAAAACAGCCTGCCTGTTCGAAAGAATCTTGCTTTACAAACGGATAGCCTCTTTGACCGTTTTCTTGGTTTTTAAAAGGAAGCTCGCCCACGAATACAAGTTTATCCCCAGCAATGGTTATAAGTCTTCCGTTAGGAAACTCTTTTGTCGGCTTTTCGTATCTTTCAATAACTACGACGCCGTCTTCTATATTATTATGGTTATTTTCGCTAAACGAAGAACTTCTTTGCAAGCTTTGAACGTCTATCTGTTGACCTACAACGTCAACCCCATACAGCTGTTTTACGGCGTTTGTTGACATTGCTCTTGCGTGAATAATGCTCAGGCAATCTTGTATGTTCTCGGTGCTGAGTGAGTCTGGAAACATCTCAAACGGTGAAATTGCAAAAACTTCTACGTCACCTTCATACACAGGCTTGCCATCGCTTTCTCCTAATAAGTTTCCACCGTCGCTGTTCCATATAATCTTATAAAAACTCGTTCCACAAGTTTCGCTCCAAACAGTTGCCTTTTTAACGACTTCGTGTAGCTTGGTCTTTTTGAAAGCGTTTTCAAGCAGTTTTTCAGCAAGCGATGCCGACTCAACGTCTTTATCGTCATCTGTTTTTGGACGAACTGAAACGGTTGGCGAAATATATGAAAATTTAGCAAGTCTTGTATCTATAATAGGCGCTATGTGGTTATAAACTCCACGACCTTGCCAGTAAAAAGTTTTGCCTTCTTCTAATATTTCCCCCTGTGCACTTACGTCACAATATTGATTTCCGTTAAGAAAGTTTATATTGAGTTCCCACTGCCTTTCATATGCAATTCGTTTTTCTTGTCTTTTCTTAAAATCTGCCTTAACGTCAGCAATAAGGTCTTCAATATATCTATCCTTATCTTTTTGCTTAGCCGTTTTAATTGAATTTTTTATCACTTTTTTCTCCTTAATCATTTTGAATTTCTTTAAGTAGGCAAAGTAGCCTAACCTTTTCTTCAAACAGTTCTTGGTCAGTCATTTCCCCCACTTGCTTTTGACTTTCATCAAGCAAAAATTTTAATGCACTCATATCTGGTGGCACGTTTTTGGTGGTCACTTTTTTCTTGGAAAGCTTAATTTCATCGCCATCGCCCACGTATTCTTCAACCACTTCGGTTGCATCATAGCCGAGTGCCTTTTTTATCAATGCTTGTTCTAAGTCGGTTTTATCAAGTTTCTTTTTTTGTTTATTTCTTCCTTTCATTCATAATTTTTCTAATTAACCTTTCCTTATCCTTTTGAATTTCAGTTTTTATAGGTTTAGGGGGTACGTTTTCGGGCTTTGTCATTAAGTAATATCTGAGCTCGTCTAGGGCGTGGTCGTCCGTCTTTTTAGGGTTTTCGCCTTCGCCCCAGCGATAGGTCTTTAACTCTCTTATAAGGTTTGTACAACACGGAAATATATATAATTTACTTTTTCCATCGTTTACTTTTAAATATTGCTTTACCCTTTGAATTCCACTGAACATATCTTTGTTGACCTTTGGGTTAGCGACTATTCCAAAATCATAAAAAAGCTCGGTCACACTTTTATTAGACGCAAGCGTTTTTTGGTTTGCCGCCGAGTCAATAAGCGTGTGATATCTGCCTTGACTATCCCTTTTCCAGTTAAGTGCACGACTAATCTCTTTAATTCTATTTGAGTGATACTCTACGTCCTTTCCTGCTTCAAAATGCTCTGCCACCACGTAAACGTTTGAGTCATAGTCAACTGCATACCAATGCGCTGAGAGTGGATTATTAAGACCTGGGTCAATAGAGATTGTGTCCTGCCAATCGCTTGGAATATGTATGGGCTGAGTTAAAACGTGCACGTTTTCATCAAACTCTGGATAAACAAGCCCTTCGCTCGCTTTAAATTTGCCGTATCTTCGGCTTTCAAGTTGGTCTTTTGAAAGAGTTTTAGTTAAAAGCTCAATTTCTTTTGGGTCTAAGTAAGGGTTATCTTCCCACTCCATAAACTCGTGCCACACTTCAGGGCTATTTTCTAAATTCAAATAGATTTTATCGTGCACAAAGGTAAGACCTTTAAGTGGCGTCATCGTGCCGAAAATATCCCCACTTTTATCAAGAATACGCATACGACACTCGTCGTAAATATCTTCTGGTGGTTCTTCATCAAACCACACAAAGTCAAGCGAACTGCCCTGAAACTTTTCTCTGCCTTGGTCGCAAGACTTAAAGCCTATAACCGAAGTGCCGCCAAACACGTTTTTAATTCGGATTTGGTCTATAACGCCATAGTCAAGGCTGTCTTTTTTTCCACTTAGCATTGTCACGTCTTCTATCCACGAGGGATTTAGATACGATAAAATCTTTTTTTGAGCAACGTCTCTTTGAACTTGCTGGGAAAGCGAAACCACCCAACCAAACACATTTTCTCTGTTTTGACGATAAGGGTGAATTCCCCTTGCCATATATATGCTTTCAACAGCGCCACACTCAGTTTTGCCACTTCTGTTTCCACCAAACACCCATCTGTTCCTTTTTTGGCATTTGTGAAATGCAAGTTGCTTTAGATGCACCTTTTGGCCACTGTTATATTTAGCCAGTCTATCATCGCCCTTTCGCCTTTGTTCTTCTTGTTCGATTGCCCTTATCCTTAAGATGATGTCCTTCATAATTCCCCCAAAAACTATCGACGGCGTTATAATAACAAAATTTTTTTATTTGTAAATGACCTTATGACACACTTGGTTATAAAATTTTTAAGCAAAAATCAACTAGTAAAAAAGCAAAACAAAAATGGCTAGCCAAATTTTGACTAACCATTTTATTTTTGTTTTTTATATAATATTTATATTTTAAGTGT